GAGGGGCTCGCAGAGAAGATCGCAGAGTTAAAAGGTGGAGAGAACACATCATTTATGTTTGCCGGAGATCCTGTACCGATTCAGGAAGATCCCGCTGCCGGAGTTGAAAACGCTACACCACAGGACGTGGGGGCGGGTGCATCCGCGGCGATGCAGAATCATTTTGTTGGATTTCAGCCGGGATCTGGTGAGGTAACTGGAAATGGTCAGCCGGACTTTTCCAAGATGACTTATTCCGAGATGGTTGCATATCAGCAGGCTCATCCTGATGTTCACTTTTCGTAATCTGTAACCAAAATCAAATCTTTACAAGGAGGTCACAAAGATGGCTAACACATTTTTTGATGCCAAAGCCTTCAATCCGGAGGCGTTTGGTAAGTACGTCGAGAGCATTCCGAACGTAAAGCGCTCGGAGCTCGCAAAAGCAGGCGCTGTTGGCGCTAACCAGAACGCACGTAACGCTCTGGCAACACAGACCGGTTCTCTGTATGCGAGAATCCCGTACACCGGTCGCATTTCTGCGGATACGTCCCAGAATAACGATGGTAACACAAACATCGTATCAAGCAAGCTCGGAACATTCGAGCAGGGATTCATCACAGCGTCCAGAATGGACAGCTGGACAGAGCGCGATTTCTCTGCGAACATTACATCCGGAAAGAATTTCATGGATGAGGTTGGAAAACAGATCGCTGATTACAAGCTGCAGGTTAAGCAGGTTATGCTCCTGAAGATGCTCTATGGTATCTTCAACATGAAAGAGGACTGGGGTAGTAACCCGGTTGCTAACGCAGCAGCACAGGAGTTCAAGGCAAAGCATACCTACGATATTACTGGCAAGGCTGGTATGGATGCGTATGTTGGAGCAGGAACGCTCAACAGCGCTATGCAGAAGGCTTGTGGCGATAACAAGGATATCTTCAAGATGACGATTATGCATTCTGAGGTTGCTACAAACCTTGAGAATCTTCGCCTTCTTCAGTATCTGACATATACCGATCCGGATGGCATCACCAGAACGCTCACGATCGGAAACTGGAATGGTCGCCTCGTTCTTGTTGACGATGATATGCCGGTTCAGTTCGTAGCAAGCACAGCCGGTGTTTACACTGTAACCATTGGAGGATCGAACGCATCCGAGGGTGACAAGTTCGTTATCGATGGTGATGAATACACTGTTGCAGCTGCGGACACCAAGACACCGACAGGCGTGGCTACATCGCTGGCTACCGCACTCGGAAGCAACACTCATTACACTGTAACCCGTGATGGTGCTGTTCTGACACTCACTGAAAAGAGTGGACAGTATGGTTATGGTCAGCCGGTTGTTTCTACTACATCCGAGGCTACTACGATCACAGCTGCAACCGGAACCGCTCCGACCGGCTACAATGCATATACCACATACGCACTCGGTCAGAATTCCATCAACTTGGATCCGATCGGTGATGTTACGCCGTATGAGATGTCTCGTGACGCTCGTACTCATGGTGGTGAGACATCCTTGTTCGTTCGTGATCGCTTTATCTGTGGTGCGTCTGGTATCTCGTTCGAGAAGCCGGGAACCATTACCGCAAGCGCATCGAACAACGATCTGGCTGATGGTGGCAACTGGATGATCGTTAACAACGGATCGATCGCTATCCCGCATAAGTCGATCGCGCTGGCTCAGATTATTTCCAAGGGCTGATAAATGCTTGAAAAAGTCATAGCACGGCTCGCGTCGTTCGGTTATGAGACGATTACGGCAAATGATACGGCGATGCTTGAATTTGAGATCGAGAAGGTCACATGGACAGTGAAAAACGACTGTAATGTTTCAGAGGTTCCGGAGGGGCTGATGGATATCGCGGTTGATATGGTATGTGGCCATTTCCTTCAGGCGAAGAAAACCACATCCCCGGGTGATCTGTCCGACCTGATCGATTTCGATTCTGCTGTCATCAAAGAGATTACGGCCGGTGATACGAAAACTGTCTGGGAGAATTCCGGGACAAAATCGAGCGAACAAAGATATGACGCCTTCTGTGACTATCTGATCAATTATGGACGCGATGAATTTTCGTGTTATAGGCGATTAAGGTGGTGATCGTATGAGAGCGGACGTTTTAGCGGCGAGAGAGCGAGCAAGAGCAGCTCAGGAGTCGTTGTATGGCGATGTTTGTACGATTTCAACCTACGAAGAGACGGAAGATCCGGAAACGGGTATGACGGATCTGGCTGAGGTTGTGGAGGTGGAAGATCAGCCGTGCAAATTATCCTTCGAAACGCTGCCGGTTGCGGGATCGAAAGACGATGGTAGTGTTTCGGCGCGACAGGTAGTGAAACTGTTCATTTCTCCGGACATAACTGTGAAAACGGATTCCAAGATCACAGTGACACGAATGGGGATTGAATACATTTACAAGCGTTCTGGCGAGGTCCATATCGATGAGGTCCATCAGGAGTTCACGCTTGAACCGTTTGAGGAGAAGGCGTAATATGGGCGCGGATGTAACACAACTGAAAGATTTTGAGAAGAAATTGGCAAAACTATCCAATGATCTGAAGGATGAGTATTTTGAAAAATGTGCGAAAGAGCTGGCTGCGAGGTTACTCGCGAAAGTGATCAAGCGTACACCGGTCGGAGTTTATCCACCATCATCCGGGAAGGTCGGCGGAACACTCAGAAGAGGTTGGACAAACGGAGCATCAGGTGCTGATTATGCAGCGCAACTGAATGTGGTGAAAAAAGGAAACACATACACCATCGAGATCGTAAACCCGGTCGAGTATGCGTCCTATGTGGAATACGGACACCGAACAGCCAACCACGAAGGGTGGGTTGAAGGTCAGTTCTTTTTGACGATTTCAGAGCAGGAAATCCAGAGGATCGCTCCGAAACTTTTAGCGAAACGATTGGATGAAATGATGGAGGAAATGCTAAAATGAGTGATTTGTTAACGACGTTCGACATCGTAAAGTCTATATCCAAAGCGCTCAAAGCAGCGTTTCCGGAAGCGAAGATCTACGGTGAAGAGGTTAAGCAAGGGTTAAAGCCGCCGACGTTCACGATCTTTTCTGTGAACACAGAGCAGCAGACCTATCCGAGCGAACGTTACTTGAGAATCAATCCGTTCGTTATTCATTATTTCCCGGTCAGCACAACAAAAACAAGGGCGGAGTGTGCAGAAGTAGCCGAACAGATGATGTGGACGCTACGATATATCGAGCTCGAGGGGAATGAGCCACCACTCAGGGGGACGAAGATGCACCACGAGTTCAGCGACGATGTTCTTCACTTTTTCGTCAATTATGATATTTTCCTGCGAAGAGTGGATACGACGGATCCGATGGAGAAACTGCACGAAGAACACTTGTTAAGGGAGGATTGAAATGGCTACAAAGAAAACAAGACCGGTCGAGGATGTTAAGCCTACGCCGGCAGAACCAACATATCCAAAGTCAGCTTTATTGGAAGCTGACAGATGGAAAGATCGTAAGGACCTGCTTAACGCCCTTCTGGACGATGGTAAGGTTTACACGATAAATCAGGTCGATCAGATGATTGGCGATTATTTTAACAAGGAGGTATAAACATGGCTTTAGGCGGTGGAACATGGGTAACACAGAACAAAAAGTTGCCCGGAACATACGAGAATTTTGTTTCTCTTCCGAACGCCTCGGCTACTCTTTCTGACCGTGGTATCGTTTCGATGCCGATCGAGCTCAACTGGGGCCCGGACGGGATGATCGAGTTGGAGGTTGAGGATTTCCAGAAGCATTCTCTCAACATCCTTGGCTATGCTTACGATGCGGATGAGCTGAAACCGCTTCGCGATTTGTTCATTTATGCGAAGAAGGCGTTTCTGTATCGTCTGAACGGTAAGGGAGTCAAGGCTGATAACACCTACGCTACGGCAAAATTCGCCGGAACGCGCGGGAATAACATCAAGATTGGAATCGCTGCCAATGTGGACGATCCTACTAAGTGGGATGTGACCACATACATCGGAACGGTTGCTATTGATGTTCAGACGGTGGCTGCTGCATCTTCTCTCAAAGCGAATGATTTCGTCGCTTGGAAAGATGGTATCTCACTCGCAGCGCAGGCTCCGCTTGCGATGAGCGGTGGTACGAATAGCACGGTCACAGGAGCAGACCATCAGGCATATTTGGATGCTGCGGAAGGGTTCGCGTTCAACACGATGGGCGTTGAAACTACGGACAATACAACCAAGCGCCTGTATGCGTCCTATCAGAAGCGTATGCGTAACGATGTTGGAAAGAAATTCCAGCTTGTTCTTTATCGCTATGCTGCGGATGATATCGGTGTGATTAATGTCAAGAACATGGTTACGGACGGTAAGACCACAGGAACCACATACACGTCCGCCGGCGTCTATACGGTTACGATCGATGGAACGCTTGCCGCTGACGATGTGATCGTGGTCAATGGCGTTTCTACTACGCTCGATGCTACATCAGCTGCATCTGCTACGGCAGCGGCTGAAGCGGTTGTTTCGAGCCTTGGAACGATGGCCGAGTATTCAATCGCGCAGAGTGCAGGAGTGATCACGTTCACAGAGAAGGATGATTACTTTGGAACGGGTGCTCCGACAGCATCCATCACATCAACGGCCGGAACCGTGGCTGTCGCTACTGTGACTGCTCCGGGAACGTCAACCGGCGATGTGTACCCGAATGAGGCGAAAGGCGTATTCTTCACGACAGGCCTTGAGGGTGGATGTGCGGTAAATGCGTCTTGTCAGAACCGTAGATATTCCGGAGAATACACGATCGAAACGCCGTACACCCAGACGCAGCTTGCAGCAGCACTTGACGCTGGTGAGTTTGTATATCATTCGGTGAATGGAGAGGTGCGTGTTCTTGATGACATCAATTCGTTCGTATCTGTTACGGATGAGCAGGGCGATGTGTTCAAGGATAACCAGTGCATCCGTGTTATCGATCAGTTGGCGAATGATGACGCTGTTATCTTCGCGAATAAGTATCTTGGAGTTGTCCCGAACGATAATGCAGGTCGTATCTCGCTGTGGACTGATCTGGTTAAACTCCGTAAGGAGCTCCAGCGGATCCGCGCGATCGAGAATTTTAGTGACGACGATCTGACGTGTCAGAGGGGCGATGATAAGAAGAGCGTCCTCGTTATTGAGGAGGTTCAGCCTGTTGCTGCGATGTCCAAGTTGTACGTTAGTACGACGATTGCTTAAGGAGGTGATCAAATGTCTGATGCCACAGTTATGAGAGCCAAGGACACTCTTCAGGGCTCGTCGGCTGAGTGCTATGCGACTATCAATGATAAGCGCTACAACTTTATGCAGATGATCTCTCTGGAAGCCAAGGCCACAAAGACCAAGACTCAGGTTCCGATTCTTGGTAAGACCGGTAAGGGTAACAAGGCGACCGGTTGGGCGGGTACGTTTACCGGACGTGCTCACTACAATACGTCAATCTTCAGAAAGATGATGAAAGAGTTCAAGGACACCGGAAACGACGTGTATTTCGATATGGAAATCACGAATAAGGACAAGTCGTCCGCTGCCGGTGATCAGTCCGTAGTTCTTTACGATTGCAACCTTGATGAGACTCTCATCGCCAAGTTTGATGCTGATGGCGAGTATCTGGATGAGGATGTGAGCGGTACATTCGAAGATTTCTCGATGCCGAAAGAATTCGAGGATCTCAACGGTTTTACCGTGAACGTGTAATCAACACGCAATCAATGTGGCGGGATGAGATACTCCCGCCACATATTTTTTAACGAAAAATAGGAGGAAAATAAAATGAGTAGTGAATTGAGTTTTTTTCTGAAGGGAAACAAAAAGGAAAAGAAAAACGGATTCTTCCCGGCCACCAAATCTTTATGTGACGAAAAAGGCGAGCCGCTTATGTGGGAGATCAGACCTATCACAACAAAGGAAAACGAGATTCTTCGTGATGAATGCACAGAACAGAGAGTCATCAACGGGATGGGCGCTACTGTAGAGGTGAACATCCGTAAATATATCGCTCGAATGATGTGTGAGTGCATCGTGTTTCCGGATCTTAACTCCAAAGAGCTTCAGGATTCCTACGGTGTGAAAAAGCCTGAGGATCTGATTCAGGAGATGATCGATGATCCGGGAGAATATAATGCATTCGCCACGTTCATTCAGGAGTATAACGGGTTTGATGAGCCTGTTGATTTGAAAGATGAAGCAAAAAACTAATTGAGGGAGAGGACTGGGAGACGGCATACGCCTACTATTGTCTCCATGAGCTCCACTGGACTCCCTCACAATTTGTAAATCTCCCGCTCAGGGAGAAAATGTTTGTGGCAGCGGCCATTGATTACAAGATTGACAAAGATATCCAAGAACAAAAGAGGATGGAAGCAGAAACGAAGCACAGGAGGTGAGACGGATGGCATCGATTAAGTCGTCACTCGAATTGATCGACAAAGTATCGAAACCACTCGACAGCATAAATAGCCGGTTAAATCTGACAATCAAGGATTTTGGAAACGCCGGGAATGCTGCTGACAGAATGTCAACCAAAGCTGGTTCTGCTATGACCAGAACGAGTAGCATCGCATCGAGATTTGGGCAGACGCTCGGATCCATTCCGTCCCAGCTCCAAAGTGTGAGTTATGCGATGCAGAGCCTTCATACAAGGTCAAATTCATTATTCAGGACGCTGACGGGCGTGGCAATCGCGCAGAAAGCGTTTGGAATGATCACGTCGCAGGTAAGTTCTTCGCTTGAGAGAATGGATACGCTCAACAATTTTCCGAAGGTTATGTCGAATCTCGGCATTTCTACGGACGAATCGAGTGCATCCGTAAATACATTGAGTGAGCGTTTGAAGGGATTGCCTACTACGCTTCAGGATGGTGCGGCGGCGGTTCAGCGATTCACAAGTTCCAATGGTAATGTGCAGGCGTCAACAGAAATGTTCTTGGCGCTCAATAATGCGATTCTCGCCGGCGGTGCTGATATGAACACACAGAGATCTGCTCTCGAACAGTTATCCCAGTCATACGCCAAGGGTAAGCCGGATATGATGGAATGGAGATCTGCGATGACAGCTATGCCGGCGCAGATGAAACAAGTCGCGAAAGCGATGGGATATATGTCAGCCGATGACCTTGGAGTAGCACTTCGGAACGGTAAAGCGTCGATGGACGACTTTATGAACACGATGGTTAAGATGAACAAGACATCTGTCGCAGGGTTCAGGTCGTTGGAGGAGCAGGCCAGAAATGCGACCGGAGGATTTTCAACTACCATCGCCAATCTGAAATCAGCTGTAACACGTGGCGTGGCAGGTATGATTGAAGAGACGAACAGAGCACTCGAATCATCAGGGCTTCCGACGATTCAGAAGATGATCACAAGCATCGGTAGCACTCTCGAGAGTGTCCTGAAGGGTATCGGCAAAGTGTTCGGAAAAATCGTAGCGTGGATCGCAGAAAATAAAGAAGAGATCCTCGGATGGATCAAAACCATCGTGTCTGTCGGTATTGCGTGGTCTGTTGTGTCCGGCGTGATAACCACTATCATCGGTTTGGTTCAGTTCTTATCGACTGTCGTTTCGATATTCGGAGGTGTATTCTCCGCCGTGTTTGGAGTGGCGGCCATCGCTGGTATAGTAGCATTATCAAATCAGATTGCTGGCGTGATTGATTGGATTGGGGATCTGAACGAAAAGACCGGGGACGTTGGAAAAACGATAGAGGTCGTTTTCGCGTATGTGAAGGTTGTTATCGAAAAGGTGAAAAGTTGGTTTACAGTTGCGATAAACACCATCACAATAGCGTGGAATACAATGTGTCTCGGAATGAGCACGATGATCAACGGTGTAGCGTCTGTTGTGCTCAATATGGTTGGTATCATTCAGTCGGCGTTTGACTGGATTCATAACGAGCTTTCTATCTGGGATGATTTTGCTGATGAATTATCTCCAGAGATGCAGCAGAAACTCGGGATCAACGGAGATACGTTCCGCTGGAAGGGTGGATCACAAACACTTGCGGATGCTGATGCACTGGCGAAGCAGATTGAGAATGACGCGGCGAGCACTGCGAAGAAAAATGATGAGTTGATGAAACAGATCAAAAATTCTGACAGCGGTGTAACAAAAGCGAAAGCGAACGCGAAAGCGCTTGAGGATAGATATACAAGGAACCTTGGAAATGATCGCGGAAAGTCCGGGAAGGATAAGACGACAAAAACCAAGACGACTACATCCGCAATCGCAACGAATACAGATAAGACTGCGAAGAACACAGCGAAGATTTCCAAGCAGCTCGCACTGAATGGTGAAACTCTCAAATATATTAAGGATTTCGCTACACAGAAGGCGATCAACCGTTATACATCGTCAACGATCAAGGTTAATATGACGAATCACAACAATATCGCTAGCAACATGAACATTGACGGCGTGGTTAAGAAACTGAAATCGAAGCTCGAGACAGAGCTTGCGTCTACTGCGGAAGGAGTTCATGCGTAATGGCTTATTTATTATATCTTGAGAACGTCCAGCACAGTTTTACATCCGGTAAGACGCAGGGTGTGAGTGTTGAAAATGTTCTTCTACCGATTACTCCCGGCAAGTGTGAGATTACGGTGAATGGAAGGAACGAGACAGTTGATCTCATTAATGAGGGTGAAGTCAACATCTTGAAATCCCCGGGGTTGTCAGATATCTCGATCCCGGAGTTAATCCTTCCGATGCACGATTATCCATTCGTGAACAAGATCAACGGTGTATCATCGTTTCATTCGCCAGATTTCTATCTTGAGAAATTTCAGTGGTTAAAGACGGAAAAACAAAAATTTGATTTTCACCTGATCCGGACCACTCCGGATGGACAAAGTGTCAGCTGGGACACAAAAATGAAAGTGTCTCTTGAAGATTATAACATCGTAGAGGATGCGGAAGATTATGGCGATGATGTAGTCGTATCGTTGGAGTTGAAAGAATACCGTAACTGGGGAGCCAAAAAACTCAAGGTCACAAAAAAGAACACAGCTACTACGACATCAACGAAAAAACCGAAACCGAAGAAAAAGAACATCAAAAAATATACGGTTAAGGCGAAGGACACACTGAAAAAGATCGCGAAAAAGTATCTTGGGAATTCCAATTCGGATGATCTGATCTATAAGAGAAACAAGAAAGTGATCGAGAAGGCTGCCAAAAAGCACGGCCGGAAATCATCCAGCAAGGGAAAATACCTTTACGCTGGGACAGTTTTATCCATCAATCTGAAGGATAAAGCAAAAGGTGGCGGTAAAGAGGACGTTGATTACGGCGGAGGCGGAGGTGGTCGATAATGGCCAAGGATATAGTTGATGTGGCGATCGGTGAGATCGGCTACAAGGAAGGCAAGAACAACGACACCAAGTATGGAAAGTGGATGGGGCAAAATAACGCACCTTGGTGTCACGAATTTGTTTCTTGGTGTGCTTATAAAGCCGGAGAGTCCGCTGCTGTTCCAAAAACCGCATCGACGGACACTGGGATGGCGTGGTTTAAGAAGAAGGGGCTTTTCAAATATAAGGGTAAATATACTCCGAAGCGTGGAGATATTGTTTATTTTAAGACTGGACGCTCTCACGTCGGGATCGTCGAAAAGGTTTCCGGATCCACCCTTCATACAGTGGAAGGAAACTCCGGGGACAGTGTGAAGCGCAGAACATACCCGCTATCGAACGGAACGATCACTGGCTACGGTGTTCCAAGTTATAAAAGTTCAGGATCATCAAACAAGAAAGATTCGAAGAATGAGCTTAAAGAGCTGCGGAAGATTCTCAAAAAGAAAAGCACTGGGAACGTCAAATCGTATAAAGGGGAAGCCGTATATAGTGAGAATAACTATTCCACGGAAATTCTTCTTCAGGTGCAGAATGGAAAGAATCTGTTTGAGGTTCCTGTTAAGGGGGAATTACAACTTGTTCAGGAGCGAAAAGGAACGCCGGGGAGACTGACTTTCACGGCTATGTATAATAAAGATTTTAAGATCGTCGAAGGGAATGCTGTCACACTTACAGTCGGAAAAGCCAAAATGTTTTTTGGGTTTATCTTCACCAGAAAAGTATCGAAGGATGGTTGGGTGGAATACACGGCGTATGACCAGCTGAGGTATCTTAAGAATAAAGATACGCGTGTTATTAAGAAAAAACGCGCGGACCAGATCATCAAGAAGATCGCACAGGATTTCTCATTGAAAACAGGGACGCTCGCGAACACCGGTTACACGATGAGTATGGTCGAAGATAACGCCACATTGTTTGATATCATTCAGGACGCGCTGGATAATACAGTGATGCAGAAGGGAACGCTTTATGTTCTTTATGATAAGGTTGGAAAACTCACTCTCTCGAAGGTGTCCAGCTTGAAAGTCAACGCTTGTCTTATCGATCAGGAGACCGGGGAAGATTTCACATATCAGACCACCATAGACAATGAGGTGTATAACCAGATTAAACTGATCTATGAGAACAAGAAAACTGGTAAATATGATGTATATATGGCGAAAGATTCAAAAAACATCAACAAGTGGGGCGTTCTTCAGTTTCTTGATAAGATTGACTCGCCGGACGTCGGAAAACTCAAGGCCAAGTGCTTGTTAAAATGCTATGACAGTGTTGCCAAAACACTGTCAATCGATGGGGTGATCGGAAATACGAAAGTTTTCGCCGGTTGTATGGTCCCGGTCAATCTGAAAATACATAATCTGGATGTTGCCAGTTATATGATCGTCGAGAAGGTGACACACCGAATTTCGAACGGTAAATATGTGATGGATCTTGATGTTTCTGGCAGCGGGTTCAGTTAAGGAGGATGAGATGGCAGATTCAAGTCTCATACAGGTCATTCAGCGCATCGTCAAACAGACAGTGGAAGCAGAAAAGCCTTGCGATTATATAGTCGGACTTGTAACGGCGGTGGATCCGCTGGAAATCAAAATATCCAACAATTTAACGATCGATGAAGAGTTTGTTGATGTTTGTGAAAATCTGACGGACAGGGAGATCGAGATTGATATAACGACAGAGACAGAGCCGTATCCGTCGGAAACACCAAACCACAAGCACGACATCAAACTCACGAAGAAGAAAATCACGATCCATAACGCGCTGAAGGTAAACGATAAAGTGGCGATGCTCAGGAGATCGCGCGGACAAAAGTTTTTGATTATAGATAAGGTGGTGAGCGGGGAATGATACCGAATCAGGAAAACTACGATGAAGAAATGGAAGAAGATTACAATCCGGATTTCGTGATGGAGCAGGAACCGTCTCTCACGTATGCGATGCATATCGAAGAGCCGGAGATGCTTGATGAGGTTAAAAACTCATTCGTAGGAAAAGTGGACGAAGAAGATGCTGTCCTTCAGGCCGCGATGAAGATACTCCAAACGGAGCGCGGAGATTATGAAATATACTCCGACGATTACGGTGTCGAATTGGACGATCTGCGCGGTCTTGAAATGATCTACTGTATGGCGGAGGTTCCGCATCGAATCAAAGACGCACTGATTACGGACGACCGGATCGATGATGTTCAAGATTTCAAGGTTGAAAGATGCGCTGACAGACGGGCGCTACACGTCCAGTTTACTATAATCACGGCAGATGTAGAGATTCCTGCAGAAACGGAGGTTGAAATCTGATGTTTGAAAATAAAACGTATGAGGTAATAATGGACGATCTTTTAAGTCCGGTCAGCGATGATTATGACAAACGCGAGGGCTCCATTATCTGGGACGCTTTATCTCCGACGGCGCTGCAGCTGGAAGAGTTTTATTCGTGGCTGGATGTTGTTCTGAACGAAATGTTCGCAGACACAGCATCCTATACCTATCTGATAAAAAGAGCGTCAGAGCGCGGAATGCTCCCGTATGAGGAGACATACGCGATAGTTAAGATGGTAGCCACACCATCGACCGTTCAGATTGCTCTGGGTGATAAATTCAATCTCGGTGATCTGAACTACACGGTCACATCCATTCTAAACACGCCCGGAGAATATCAGATGACCTGCGACACACCGGGGACAGCTGCCAATCAGCAGCTTGGAGCGCTGATCCCGATAGAGACGGAAAACGATATGAACGATCTTGAATCTGCGGAGATTACGGAAATTCTGATTCCCGGCGAAGATGATGAGGACGTGGAAGATTTCAGAAATCGTTATTATTCATCATTCCAGTCTGAGGCGTTTGGTGGAAACGTGGCTGACTATGTGGAAAAGGTCGGAAAAATCGACGGCGTTGGCGGTGTAAAGGTGTTCAGACGTTGGAGAAACGGTTATGATCCGTCCGGGTTTGTACCTTCTACGGCCGTCACGACTTGGTATGAAGGAATTATTGACACTCTTCCGGCAGCGGTCAAGACGTGGCTCACAGCCGTCTATACGGCAGCGCTTAATAAGTATCTGACAGTCGGAGGAACGGTCGAGATTATGATCATCAATTCTGACTGGGGTGTACCTTCACAAGTTTTGATTGATACGGTTCAAAAGCTTGTGGATCCGGCAGAATCATCCGGTAACGGTGTCGGGATCGCTCCGATCGGTCACGTGGTTACTGTATCAAGTGTCGAAGAATCCACGATTGATGTGACACTGATTGACGTGGAATATGACTCAGGATACTCGTTTGCCACGCTTAAGACTGTAATCGAGGAGTCCATCGATGCTTTTTTCACAGATCTAGCGAAGAGTTGGGCATCCAGTAGTGAAATTGTCGTGAGAATATCACAGCTCACGTCTACTCTTCTGGATATCGAAGGAATTGTTGACATTCCATCAATGGAGTTGAACGGAGAAGCAGATAATGTCACTCTGGCAGAAGGTCAGATCCCGAAACGAGGTGAGGTTGTTGGCTGATGTTGATGTAAAAACTAAGCTACCAGATAGAGAAAACTTATACGACTATCTCCCGATGTTTGTTAAGTCCTTCGGAGAAATGCGTGAGATTTTCAGAAACGTGGACTCGGAAATGGACGAAATCCAAACAGATATTGAGTTTTTGTTCGATAACGCGTTCATTGATTCAGCTGATGAGTATGGAATATCGGAGTATGAAAAGGTTCTCGGAATTCTTCCTGCTGATGGCGAAGATCTGGAGATTCGAAGAGCCCGCGTAAAAATTCGATGGAACGATTATCTTCCATATACCAAGTGGACGCTCCGGGACAAACTCGATACGATCTGTGGCGTCGGAATGTATCAGTTGATTGAGGACTATGAAAACTACTATGTGTCAGTCAGGACGCAGATCACATCCGACACGGTGCTTGATGAGGTTCAGCTCTTACTCGAGAAGATTCTCCCTGCGGAGATGGAGTTTAGTGTCGGTCAGATGTTCAATACACACGGAAAGCTCAAGCGGTACACGCACGGCGAGCTTCACGCATACACGCACAAACAATTAAAGGAGGATCTTGATCTATGAACAAAACAACGAATTATGAATTCAACCTTCCGGAAGATGACGATTTTTATGACGTCGAGCAACAGAACGAAAACTGGACGGAAGCGGACGGTGTTATCAAGAATATTGATGACAGCGTGACAGAACACACCGGAAAATCCGTCACAGACACGAATGGCGTCCACGATCTGCGTGTGAAGGATAAGAAGGTCCAATATTTCGACGGAAACGATTGGAAAACGGTGTCCGGTGGCGGATCAGTGAAGATTGGAGACGTATCAGGAGCTGCGATCGCCAGAACAGGACTCAATGTGTCGATCACTTGGTCAGATCCTGAGGATGTGGTTGTTGAAGGTGTTACGCTCGCGGAATGGGGCGGAACAAAGCTGGTGAAGAAGATTGGATCAGCACCGGCATCCGAGGATGATGGGACGCTGGTTGTTGACAACACTGTGAGAAACCAGTACGCATCGAGCGGATATGCCGATACACTCGCTGAATATGATGTGACTGTTTATTATCGTTTCTTCCCAAGAACGACCGGCGATGAGGTAACAAACGGAACATCCATCTCTGTCACTCCGAGAGCGACGCAGGTGATGAGTGTCGTTATCGATCAGACAAATTCTAACCCGGAGACGTGCTGCGTATATACAGATGACGCGAGTGGGTTTAGCCCGAAAGCGGAAGATATTGTTGATTTCATAGGAGCCTATCCGGTTCTTATGAAAAATGGTGTCGAGGTAGGAAAACTCAAGAAAACAGACTTTTCCAAATTTGAGGACGGGACGAGTGCAGATATTACGTCCGGATCCGCTGGCGATGTGATGATCGCGTTTCCGTGTCGCGGTTACAAAATCAGCACTGACGCAAACAACAAGATCACAGTATCTATCACAGATGAGATGGACAAGACCGGATTCTCATATAAGGCGTTCAAGCGCGGTAGCACACTCAAGGAAACACTGTACGTCGGAGCGTATGAGGGATATGAATCATCGTCCAAGCTCCGGTCACTGTCCGGAAAAACTCCGACAGGAAACAAACTCTTTGGGGCGTTTCGAACACTCGCGCAAGCTAACGGATCCGGGTATGATATGCTGGCGTATTATCCGCTCGTTTATCTGCAGTGTTGTATGGTGCTCTATTGTAAGTCTTTGGACGTACAAACGTCGATTGGTTACGGATATGTTGACTCGAGTAACACAGGACCGCATACAACCGGAGGAACGAATACAAACGGAATGTTCTACGGAACAACGGCCAACAAGACAAGTCAGTGCAAGGCGTTTGGGTTGGAAGATTTCTGGGGATCCATTCGTGACTGGATTGACGGGCTTGTTTGTGACTCTTCCAGAAACGTCCTTACGGCCACGCAGAATTTCAACGACACCGGCTCCGGTTATGATAATGTTGGATCAGGTGGGGCGTCAAACGTCAGCGGCTGGATATCCAAAGTGTACGGAGACAACGATATGGCGTTTCTTATTAAGGAATCAAGCGGCAGCGGGACTACGTTTTTCGCGGATGATGGTGCTCTGTATGCGGGGTCTGTCGGTGCCTTCGGCGGTAGTTGGAATGTTGATCTGCTTGCGGGCGCGTTCTGTCTTAGTGTGGATTATACGGCCGCCTCGGGTTCGTATGCGTATGTCGGCGCTCGCTTGATGTACCTGTAAACAGTGATTCCGGAGATCTTCTCCGATCACATAAATTTTAGGATGAAGATATCGCGCAGATATACTCGCAGGAGGGTGTAGTGAACGCAGACAGATAAAAGTTATCTTCCAATTCCAGTCAGGTTTTCACAGATAATGGTAATCTGAATGCAGGGTATGTCAGTACCTTCAGCAGTAATTGGAATAATGATCTGAATGCAGGCACGTTCTATCTTAATGTGAATTATACAGCCACCTCGAATTCGAATGCGAATATCGGCACTCACTTAATGTTTTCGGATGTTTCGTTCGGTCACGGACGTTCATCATACAAGGTTTATCGTGTATCTTCATCCTTGGCTCTTGCCAAAACATAAAAATACCATAAGTTGTGTTAGTAGTCTCGGAAGAGATCGAACGCTCGACAAAGGAAAACATCATGAAAAGGTATGGCTTTATTTTTGAAAAAATCGTCACGATGGAAAATTTAAGAGAAGCGCATCTCCGGGCCCGTGAGGACAAGCATTTTTACAAAGAGGTAAAAATGGTCGATTCGGATCCGGATTTTTATCTGGAAGAGATACGGAAAATGCTCACAGATGAAACATACGAGGTTAGTCCCTATGAGGTGTCTACGATCAATGATAAGGGGAAAGAGAGACAGTTGATGAAACTACCATATTTTCCGGATCGTATCATCCAGTGGGCGATTATGCTGCAGATCGAAAAGATTTTCCTTGAGGTTATGTGCGATCACGTTTGCGCTTCCATACCTAATAGGGGTATCAAACACGCCGGCAATCTCACAAAGAGATATGTGAGAAAATCCAAGTATTGTCTGAAGATGGATGTGAAAAAGTTTTATCCGAGCATCAATCACGCAATCTTGAAATGCCTGCTCCGGAGAAAAATAAAGGATCCTGCGCTTTTACGGCTACTCGATAAAATCGTCGATTCTTATCCGGGAGAGGCCGGAGTTCCGATCGGCTCCTATCTCTCACAGTATCTCGCAAATTTTTATCTGGCGTGGTTTGATCACTGGCTCAGGGAAGAAAAGGGTGTTTCGATGATGGTCAGATATATGGACGATATCACGATATTCTCGAACGACAAGGAATATCTGCACCGGCTCAATCGTGAGATTCAGGAACACTTGGCTGATCAGTACAGACTGACGATCAAGGGAAATTGGCAGGTGTTTCCCGTCGAGATCAGGGGCGTAGATTTCGTTGGATATCGTTTTTTCCCAAAGTATATTCTCCTGCGAAAGAAAACGTGCAAACGGTTTAAGGCTCTGTTCAATCAAATTCTTTATAAGCAGGAGCATAAGCAGATGATCAACTATCATCAGTTTTGCGCGGCCAATTCCTATATTGGCTGGCTGATGTGGTGTGATTCTTGGAGATTGTTTCACAAGTACGTGTTTCCTATAATCGATTCGCTGATCGCGTACTATTATAAGGTGATAAACACGGATGTCCGTGGATATTATAGAAAAATCATACGAAAGAGAGGAAGGTGCAGCGCATGGTAAAGATTTTAGGCGTAAGAGGTTCTGCAGCTCAGGCCGAGCCACTTGTGGTTGGAAAAGACACGGTTTATGTGCATACCAACATTGAGCGGATCGTTGACAGTGAGATGGATGAGTACCAGTACGATGAGATTCAGTATGAAAAGGACGAATACATCGAACAGATGAGCGCGAGTCTGGAAGAAACACAGGAAGCGGTTGACTATCTGCTGATGGGAGGTGGAGAATAATGGCTGCATATCTGGCGCGAAGAATCAAGATGGGGAAACTCGATTACGATGAGGTGATCGCAAAATACCCACAGTTTAAGGATGAGATTGACGAAATCCTCGGGAGGAATGAGTGATGGAATTCATAAACGGTGTAAAGCGTAAACAACAGAATCCCACTAACTGGCAATTCTCCGATCATCCAGCGTGTATGGCGGAGCAGCTCCCGGTCAAAAAGTCTCTAAAAAGTAAGTTTCCGCCGGTATATACACAGATCTATGGGAGTTGCACAGCGAACGCGGTGGTAGCGTGTGATGCATTCTACTATCATACGAATAAATGGCGTCCGTCGGCCACATTTACCTATCATCAAGCGAGAGTTTTGTGCGGATGTGGGAAAAGCAAGAAGGACGACGGGGCGACAGTTGAGACGGCTCTCGATGCCGTAAGAAAGTATGGCGTGTGCGATTCGGCTGTTTGGAAGAACGAAGAACCGTTTTATAAGAAACCATCGGAAGAAGCCTACAAAAACGGTCTCAAGGGACACGAATTGACAAAGTATTATCAGGTCAAGTCGTTAACACAGATCAAAAAGGCAATCAGTAAGGGTTACCCGGTAGCGATCGCTGTCGCTTGGGCGTTTTCAAATTATGATGAGAATTTCGTTATGAATTCACCGACCGATGAAGAGATTAAAGAGTGTGAGTCAGGCCACGCGATCGTCGTGGTTGGATATGACGATGAGAAGAAACTTGTTGAGATCCGGAACAGCTGGAGCGAACAATGGGCGAATGGTGGCTATGCGTTTATCGATTACGCTACACTAAAACGTGTAATATGGTTCAGCGATAGTTATGCGGTAATTAAATAAGGGAGTAGAATAATGTGGGAATCAGTAGAACGGCTGGTCAATTCCGGCAAGGCGTGGTTCGTCCTTATAATCATTTTTTTAATATGTTTAGCGGTAAAACTCGGATACATGAAGGTCAAGACCGACAAGATATTGATCGGAAAGACAGGCAGCGAAAAAATGCGTCTGGTTATGCTCAAACAGTCGGAGTATGCATATTATAAATGCATGGCATTTGAAAAGCAGATACCACGATTTGAGGGATACGACGAAAAACTTGGTAAACTTATAGCCGAAAAAACCTATGACCAAGTCCTCGGTTGGATCATAGCCAATCACATAGTTACAGAGCCGTATTATATATCCAATAAACAGGAGATTATCTGGAATATCGTTGTCAATGAGACGGTAGATAAACGGATGCGGACAGAGAGATTTCGGGAAAAGGTCGATGAGAATGTGGAACAGATCATCAAGCAGCTTGTCTCTATCAGAGACGAAGAATAGGAGGTCGAACGATGAACAAGGAATGGTGGATAGAAACTGGAGAACGTGCGATAAAAGGTGCAGCTGAAGCGTGTCTAGCGTACATTGGGACGGGAGCGGTCGTTCTGTCTGATGTAAACTGGATCGCAGCTGGATCCGCGTTCATTATGGGTGGAATCGTGTCTGTACTGTTCAGACTTGCAAATATCAAGATCAAGGGAGGGGAATGATATGGCACAAACTACACAGGAACCACTCGGGAAAGTCGAACAGATGCTCGTGGATATGATCAACGGCGAGCCGATAGTCGAAGCTCCTGAGAACAGGATCGAAGGGCTACTCATGGAGCTCGCTGAAGCTATCGAGCAGGGTGGTGGAGGTGGCACCACAAACTATAATATGCTGACCAACAAGCCAAAAATCAATAACATTGAGTTGTCTGGCAACAAGACAGCCGCACAACTTGGTCTACAGGGCGAACTGTCATGGGATGAAACACCAACAGAGGGTAGCTCGAACCCCGTTAAAAGTGGCGGAATATTTGATGAGCTTGCTAAAAAGGTCACAGCAGAAGAAGGAAAGGGGTTATCGAGTAACGATTATACGAATGGTGACAAGGACATCGTCGATGGAGTGACCACGGCTTTAAACGGCAAGGTGGATAAGGAGACAGGAAAATCTCTTATTGACCTTACAACGGTTGTAGATGGTGCGTCCTATGATAGCACAAATCACTTGATTCTGTTTAAGAACGGCACCACCACTTTGTTTAGTTTAGACGCGGCGGCTTTTGTCAAAGATGGCATGGTTGATACGGTAACGATTACGGGTGGAAATCTTGTAATCACATTCAATACAGATGCAGGAAAACAGGCAATCTCTATTCCGCTTACGGACATCTTTGATCCTGCAAATTACTACGATAAGGATGATGTTGACGGATTTCTTGCAGATAAGGCTGACAAGGTGGCAAGCGCAACCAACGGCAACTTCGCAGGACTTGACGCAAACGGCAACCTTACCGATAGTGGAAAGAAAGCAAGTGATTTCGCAACCCCTGAAAATGTTCAAGACTCGATTAACACAAGCGCAGACCTGTTGAAAGACACTGTAGGATGGACAGGGAAGAATTTATTGCCTTATCCATATAAAGACGATGCACGTACACACAATGGAGTGACCTATGTATACAATTCCGATAATACAATAACAGCAAATGGAGAAGCAACTTCAACTTCTTGGAGAACTTTAACAGAAAACTTTTCGTTTTTGGAACTTGGGAAAAAATATCGTCTTTCTGGTTGCCCGACAGGTGGAAGTTCGAACTCTTACCTTGTTCAGCTGACATATAATAATGGTGCTGAGAAATATATACAGGACTATGGTGATGGTATAGATTTTACCTATACAGGAGATTTTATCAGATTGCAGGTAATAGTAAAGGAAAATTATACTGCAAACAACCTTGTATTCAAACCCATGATTCGTCGTGCAGATATTACTGATAATACCTACGAACCCTTCCACGAATCTGTAGAAACCATGTATGAGGAAGAGGTACATGGAGTGAATCTGTTACCGCCCAATATTGTGCATTTAACAACGAGAGGTAGCGGAATAGGTACATTACAGTTAGAAACCAATAATAACGCCATATCGTTTGTAGCTGACTTGGATAGCAATACTGATTACATTCTGTCAAGGGTTGGTGGGAATAGATTTAGAGTTGGTCTAACAAATACTATGCCAGCCCATGTTACTACAGTTGATGTGATTTATGACAGTATGAATGCCTATACACTTACATTTAATAGTGGGGCATATAAATATCTTTATGTGTTAATGGATTATCAAGGTGGTGGAACAGTTGATTCTATCAAACCCATGCTCCGCAAAGCTGACATAGAGGACAGCACCTATCGCCCCTACAATTCGCAGGCTATACAGAATCAGCTTAATGCACAGGGAGTGCTGGGAGCGAAGAATCTGTTTAATCAGGTATATAAAACTGTCACTCAAAGGGGGGTGACGTTTACTGCGAACAGTGATGGTACAGTAACTGCAAGTGGAACTGCAACTGGTGGTAATGCAGCTATATCGGAATGGGATAAGCGTCTAACCCTCCCAAAAGGGAGATATATATGGAGCGGATGCCCTACCGGCGGAAGCGGTTCCACCTTTGCGAGTATGATTCAAGATACATCCGCAGACCCCGTGCAGTCAATGTTTGATTATGGTAACGGAGTAGAGTTTGAGGTGACAGACGAAACTCATCTATATGCTTTTTATTTGGGTTGGGTAAGAGAAGGAGCAACAGTAAACAATGTCATTTTCAAACCCATGCTCCGTCTTGCATCCGATCCCGATGATACCTATCAATCATATGCTATGACTAATAGGGAGCTGACGGAGTTTGCAATCAATAAAATGGGCAGGCAGTTACCTCTTGTCAATCTCGGAACTGAATACACCGCAGAACTGAAACAGGACATCGCTTCGGGCAAGTTTGAAAAAGCGGTTGTCGGTGGCTATCTGACCATCAATAGTCACGTGTACTATCTGGCACATCCGGACTACTGGCTCC